GCGGGTCTAGTTGGTGTGCGGGAGGGGAGGACCAAAGGCCCCACCGGGCCGGTAACCCGGTGGGACCCCAAAGTCCTGAGTCCTCGGATGGAGGAAGTGAGCGGCGTCTCTTCTTCGAAAGATCCGGTTCCTCAGGGACAGTTGTCCGGAGAATCTCCTTATAGAGACTCTCTAGGTCATTGTCTTTGAGAAACTTCCCGAACTCGGAGCCGTCTGGAAGATCACGATTCATGATCACCAGACGGGCTTCAGAGAACGGGTAGTCAACCCGCTGGTTGTAAACCGCAACCATGCGAATCGGATCATCGAAGAAGGACCTCACCTTGCTCCCCAGTCGGTGGCCGACCCTGGCCCGGATCCGGTCCGGGGACGAGTCGTAAGAGTACCTCCCAAACGGGTTATAAACTACCCGTAGGAGTTCTCTCCACTCGTCCCGAGACCAAGACATCTGGGTCAGGGATCGTTCCATCTTCAGAGTATGGGCATCAACCCACGGCGCCAGCGCCAGGACAGGCACCAGCTCTCTGAGGACGTCCACTTTTACTGGAACGGTGGACTGGCTAACAAGCCCTTCAACCCGATCAAATTCGGAAATGAAGGACCCTTCACCAGCCTTAAGGGACTCCGTGAGGATCTCAACAAAGGCCGTTTTCAGCAGGATATCTCCTGTGAATTCGGACACCGGGCTGGAGTGATGCTGACAGAGAAGAGTGACGAACTCACTCGCTGTCAGTACCCCAGACAGGTACTTTGTTGCTGCCTCACAGTGATAGGCCTGCGCCTCAACCTCCCGCTGCATATGCGGCAGGAGGCGGGGGTAGGACACTTTCACGAGTTCCCTCACCGCGACAGGAATCCCCTGAGTGGGGACATACCCTTTCCGAATCTCCCCGAGGAGCGAAGACACTAGAAGCGGGATCTCTACTGTCTCACTCACCGAGGAGAGAGGGAAGGGGGTCACCTCAGACCCGTGTCTCAGATATCGTTTAGCGAATTCGCACATCTCCGAAGAGACGTACGTCTTCTCAGGCGACACTTCGACACCGAGTTCTCGAATGAGGGTGAGATACCTCTCACCCACATTGGGGTCTCCAATAAGGATGTCGTCGCCGAGCACCACGTACGGGAGAGCCGACCATGGACGGCCAAGCTCGCAAGCCACTCTGTACATAACAAAGTGGTGAGCCAGGGCAAACGAGGCCCACGACGAGTAAGCACCCATAGGGTTGCCTACCGCGTAGGAAACGTCGGGTCCCATTCTATTATGAAAGGGATACCCAACCATGATTTGCTCCCAAGACTTCACGAACTGGGGGGAAAACCGCCCACCAAGAACCAGGGAGATGAGAGTGATGGGGAACCGGTCAGTGGCCTTAGAAAGGTCCACAGAGTACCAGTTCACCCGGTCACTCCACCTCCGGGTCTTTTCTACAAAGGACCCTTGGTCGAAAGTTACATCTTGTGGAATCTTTTCCAGAATCCTATAAAGAAGTGTATGGAGAGGTTTCAGACAAGTCTGAGACCAATAGTCCAGGAGAGCAACAACACGAGATTTGCCCTCCGAATCTGGAATGGCCTCAATTCGACGGATAACGCCCGAATACTTAGGGCGAAACGTTTTGAAGAGGCCTTCCAGATGGACCTCCATAAGGTGGAGGACCCGCTTAAGGCGG